TTTATAGATGGAGAGCAATCATCTACTTCTGGCGCTGTTATCGGAGATAGGTGGTTGATCACCTTTGTTACCAACTCTTCAAATCCTTTATCGAATTTGCTCTTTTCAATTTTGTCTGCGATGCCCCCAATCACTGGTGTGTCTGACTTAGCGCTTTGTGTTGTGACTCGGGAAGTTCCAGATGGATTGAATTTTCCATTTTTAAAAAAGCGTAGTTCTAATTCTTCAATAAAATATCCAACATAGTCAAACTGATTAGATTCTTTTGCTCCCATCATCTTTAAAGCACCAACCAATTGTTTGCCAGCCTTATCACTGGTATTTCTGTCAGAGGTTATTGCACCGCCCATGTCGGTGATATAGCAAGAAGACAAGAAACTTATTAATTTTCCTACTCCATATCCTTTAAATTTACCTGATCTGGCTACTGTCATCAGCATAAACGTCTTTTTGTCACTAAAAGGTGCAGGGCGGCAATTTTCATCAGATCGCAACACCTCATAACTGACAGTCCCTGCCATTTCATCATCAATGAACAAAAAGAACTGGACAACAGATCCTTCTTCGATCTGAGCGCCTCTGTTTATTACTAATTTAGCCCTAGATAAGAACTGTTCTAGTCCGCCAAACTTCTTCAAATTTACCAATAATTGCATTAATCTTTGAGTTGGCATACTCAATGTAGGCGTATCTGCTTCGTTAAGATACTTTCGCCAGTTTTCAAATAATAGTTTCACGCCAATAAATAGTCCTCTTTAATCAAATTTTAACAAAGATTTCTTATATTTAGATGGCTCTATCCACCTCTCCACCACTGGCTTATCAATCTTGACTCCTGACTCTGCCCACTGTCGATACCCATCAAAAGAAGTAGAATCAAAATAATAAGGAAGATCAAGTGTTGTGGCGTCTTCTCCAAGTTGACAGAAAACGTCTTCAAGTTGAAAGTGCCTCCCACTCCACCTTTCTTCTGGAGGTAGAAGTTCTCTTGGAATCCCTTCTTCATTCTTCTTGCCGCCGGGAACATACCTGCCCGTGCCTTCTTTTCGAACCCACGCACGACAGTTTATAAAATCTTCCTCATTGAAAGTGAATCCCAGCATCTTCCCTTGCTTGATCCCCTCTCCTTGAGAAGTGATTCTGAATCTTTTGTGGGTGGATATTGACTTCCTGTATTGTCTCACTATTTCAGGAGGATACAGGCTCCAAGGAAATGCGACGTAGTACATGCTAGGCACCACCCACTTAGAAAGTTGATTAGAGACTCTGTATGCCATATAAGCGCCCTCTATAATGCTCCATCCGTAGGAATCACGCTTGTTTCTATTCTTAATGTCAATCGAGGTAAAATATATTGGAATCATTGATCTTTTTGCAAATCTGTCCGGATCCATCGGGCGATGATAATTTACAGGATCGTAGACGTAATCACCTATCACCTTCTTGAACATTGGCTGAATATCAGGATCTGCTACAATCCATATCGTCTCACAGCCTGCCCAAGCACACTCCATGATTGCTCTGTGAATCATAAGGTAGTTGTCATTCACAGGCAGTAAACATGGATGATAAGGCAAGTTGTATTGCAACGGGATCGATGACAATGGTATGATTCCTGCTAGATGAAAATTAAGGTTACTCATATATGTCTTTGTCCATAGTGTCGTAATATATAATTTCTTCCAAGGATTCTTGCATCCTGTTCATTATTGGCGATATCTCTCTCTTGCCTAGCATAAGATTAAAGTTCTTTTCCATATTCCAGAATATAGAATTTTGTACTTTTAGTCTTACCGCTGTCTGGCTGAATCTCCACTGATCTAGATTCTCCTCGGAAATTATAGATTTAGCACATACCTTATGCTTTCTGCCCTTGTCTTTGAAAAACACAGTTTCGAAGTTTAGAGTATCCAAAAAATCACAGTCTTTTGAGGTAAACAAATCTGCTTCGAAATCATACACCTTATCTAATTCTATGTAATCATTAACCATATAGACTTTCTCTCTAAACGTGTGTTTCGGATAGTCAAACAATATGGTTTTGTCAGAATACACATTTACGACTTTATTGTCTGCACCAACAGCAAACATGCGTAAATTATTCTTAAGAGGTATAGCCTCGGTAAATGTATTCTTGTACCTTCCGTACATTGGCATCAAGCCCATGATTCCCAATCGATAAGCCATAATATTCCAAAGTTCCAACCTCTGAATACCTCTTCGCTCTTTCTTGCCAGAAAGAAGGGTATATTCTGTAGTTTTATTGTCTACTTGGATACCTGATAGATCCAAGTTATATGGCAAATGGTAATAAGGTAGTGGTTTGTGCCTTTCATCAATAAATATCGGAATTTGATACTTGAAAGCCGTCACCATTGCTTGAACTGATGTACCTATTATAACCTTTTCAAAATAAAGATCTGTGTCACGATGAGGGCTTGGTTTCATTTTTTATCTTCCTATATGCCCCAACAGTAACTGGGAAGAGATCTGTTGCAATCTCTAGACATGCTTCTGCTACCTTCTGTATCTCCCACTGTGCTCCTTCATGGGTTCTCAGATCGATGAACTTTAAAAGATTGTTCAGATTCACTGTACCATAGTACTCGGTGTACAGGTTTTGTGGGAGCACACCTCTAGCCTGTTCTCTGCACACCCCAGCATCAATTAACTTGTTGAAGAAGTCTAGCGACTGAATGTGCCAAGCCTTCACAGCCTGAGAAGCCCAGATGTATGAATCGATAAATTGTGGGGCGATAATAGGGTTCTTTAATTCGTTCTCATTAGATGCTTGTCTGTTACTCTCATGCTGAGTTCTGAAACTTAACGGCTCATAAAACTGTAGATTTTTCTCAGTATAACGTCTACTAATCTCGTTGTAACTCCAAGTGCGGTGCCTATGGTGCTGAGAACGAACAAACAAAGGCACGACGAATTTAAAAGTAATAAGATTATGCTCAAGTGTTGATGTGTGGCGATGTCTAATAAGATAATTGATAAGTCGCTTGTCTCTTCTATCGAGTTCGGACTTCTCGACACCAAAAGAAACCCTTGCAGAGTTAACAACACTGATGTCGCTGCCCATATAATCAACAAGGCTAACTGAGCCAATATTGTCTCCGTAAGTAAAAATCGTTCTGTTATTAACATTATTTTTGATATTATCCTCATTCATTACGCCCCCAGTAGTAATACTAAATAGTTCTCAGAAACAATATGGTATACCTCCCCTTCTATCGATATATCTTCAATCATTGAAGTCTCAACATATGCTTCTCCAGAATATCTCTGTTTACAGTCGTCTGCACATGTCACAATGTTAACTTTTGTGTATCTTTCCACTTCTTGTGGTTTAAAAGAAGTTGGCAATATAAAAGTCGTTACCACTTCCTCTTTTTCTTCAACTGGTATCTCTACCAATAAATGTCTATTGACTGGTTTCATAAAAAATCCTCCTCTTTGTATATATTATACGTTTGAGGAGGATATTATATTCAATCTAAATTAGAAGATTTCGCAAGATCCTCCTGCACAGGCTAGTTCACCTGATAGATTTGTCTGATCTTCTTCTTCTGAAACGTTGTCTAGGTTGATTGCTTTCAAACTTTTCAACATTTCATTATATTCTTCTTCTGAGCAGTCTTCAAATGGAGCCTGCTTGTAGGTATGATCATTGAACGGCAGAACTGATAATCCGTTGTAAGAATCACGATTCTCCCACATCCATTCTCCTACTGTTTCCCATTCGTTATCTTTGATAGTCACAGTGGCAGAAACATTATGAGAATTCTGCCCTCTCTGGTGTCCACCACGCACCCAAGAAGACGTTACAGCCTTAACCCTCTCCAACATGTCCATGGCACTCTCAGAACGTGTTATAGCGCCTTCAGGAGCCTTCTGAGGTGCAGAAATGACTGCAGTGTCATGTGGTGAGAAGTATTCGTCCTCAACCAACTCTGGATGGTTCCGCAAAAGGTAGTTATAGATTGATTCATTCTTTCCTACTCGCAATCTGCGTATATAATAATCGTTATGCCACGCATGAATACCACTTGAGGTACCAACAGTCAAAGATGTAGTCCCTGCCGGCTTGACACACGTTGTCCTAGCAGCAGGCTTGATTCCGATCTGCATTGCAATTCTACGGTTTTCTTTCTTAACCTCAAGGGCTGCTTTGCTCATATCGAGCCCCAACACGCCGCCAGAAGCAATACCAGTCATTGAGACGCCTACTAAAGCATCTTTTTCGGTTGTACGTTGCCACACAGGGCGAAGGTAGTGGAAGTCTGTATATCCTGCCTGTAGTGTGCCGATAAAAGACGCTGCTCTTGCTCTCTTCTCTAGTTCTTCCTGATCTGCAACATCAGACACATTGATCTCTGTTAAGTTGCAGAATTGATAAGATCGAAGTGCGATTTCGCAGCAAGGGTTTGTTCCCCAGTCCTTATCATTAGAAAAGTAGAATCCGGGCTCTCCAGCACCTGATGCTCTGACGCGTTCCCAGATATCCATAAAGAAGTCTTTCTTGATCTTGTGTCGCAGAAGAACAACAGAGTTATTCGCTCTACCACGTTGAGGATTGAGTTCCCACCAGTTACCAGACTTAGCAGTCAACATCTCAATATCATCCGCAGAGAACAGAGAGATAAGCGCTGCACGTCGAATACCACCTGCCAATACTGCATCTGCGATATGACACATAATATCATGGGCTTCTATTGTAGTTAGTTTAGTGCCATCTTCTTTTTGTCGTAAAATACCTTTAACCTTTACAATGCACTCACGAAGAGGCTGTGGGCCGGGTGCTTTACCGCCTGAAGTTACCAATTTGGCTCCTTTTGCTCGGATATCAGAAAAGTCGAAACGGATCTTGGAAGTCCCTTTGAAGTAAGAATTTAAAAGTACCTTGATTGCATCTGCCCACCCTTCAATAGAGTCTGCTACTAGATATCGCCTAGTTCTATTTTCGTTTGGCTTTCGGATCTCTGGTAACTTCTCGACGTGATGACGTTGTACTGAGAAGCCTACTCCAGTTCCTCCCAAAAGCAAGAACATCGCTTCCGAAAAAGAACGAAGATCGTCAACAGGCATAAAGGCGCAGTTGAAGATGCGATTAGGGGAAACCTCAATGGGCTTCCCGCCAAACTGCATAGATCTCATAGACGGAAGCACTTTCTTGTCAAATACCATCTTATACGTTTCAATAATCTCATCCCTCAGTTGAGGATATTTTTTAATATGCATCTCCATATTACGAGTGACAAGTTCATTCCAGTTCTCACGTCTCTGCTTGTCTTCCAGATAACGTGCATATTTCATGTGGACTGTGATGTCCGATAGTATTTGATTTGATACTTCCATTGCTATTTCTCCTTGTTCTTGTATCTTTGGTATAGATCCGCTTTGTGCTCAGAGAGAGATCTTTCCTCCATTTCTTGCATTGTCTCCGTGGACTCTGCTAGAACTTGCATGCTTACAGTGCTCCAGTCTGCCACGATTGGGTATACGATTCCGTCAACCCCGTTTCTGTTCTTGGCTACAAACATTCTACCTGTGTTGTTAACCTTATCTTGCGCTGTCCTTGACACAGAACAGATAAAATCGGCAACAAAACACTTATTAAATGCCTCTGAGATTGCTTCCATTGTAACAACCTCTGCATTAAGCCCTGAACGATTTGTTTGGGATGCTGTCCAAAGTGGACATTCGAACATCTGAGCCATACCACGTAGTTCTTCGTATATGTTCTCCAAATCATGTCTTTTCTCCCTTGTCATGCTCACAGGCTTAAGTAAATCAGCATAATCAACAATAATCATACCTATCTCAACTCCTCTTTTCTTCAACTTTTCTAAGTGATTTCTTAGAGTTTGTGTTGAAGCAGATTTAGTCGGATATTCCTTAATTATGAGGGAGCCATTTAATTGACTGATTTCGTCATAAACTTGTTCCTTAAAACTGTTCAAATCTGACAGTGGAACGTTTGTGATACATGAATCATAGCGTCTACCGATAACTTTATCAGAAAGTTCAAAAGTATAGTGCACAACTGTTTTTCCAGCCTTAACTGCTTCTGCGCCCAACGCTGTTAGAACCATAGATTTACCTGCTCCTGTGGGTGCTACAACGACTCCTAACTCGCCTATGCCAAGTCCACCACCTGTTATGTCATCTATGTGTTCCCAGCCTGTAGATTGCGGATTACGAGCCTTGAGTTCATATCTTTCTTCAAAGTCTGTAAGGTATTCATAGCCTGCTTCGTTTCCTAGCCCTAGTGAAAGAGCATTGTTGATAATCTTGCTGATCTCGTCGAATGAAGAGGATTGCATTAATTCTACTGTTTCCATTAGAGCACCTTTCAACTTCTGCTTTCTGCAAAAGTCTAGACTAACACCCATGATGTATTCGCAATCTTCTACTTCTGAGCCATGGATACGAGCAAAGTATTCTTTTACCTGTCGTTGTAGTGCTTCGTTCTCGTTCTCTAATTCTGTTCTTAATATCGTTATCATCGTCTTATAAGTCGGATGAACCTTGTATTTCTCTCTATATTTCAAGATCTTAGACACGAATGTCTGTAAGTAAGATAATTCAAAGAAGTTGATGTCTAAAACCTCTGTGATTTGATCACAATAGTTTCTATCCTCCAACATTAATTGAACCATCGATTCTTGAAAGTGTTTTCCAAATCTGGAAAAATCTTCTGGCATTCTTTTCATATTCATTAACCCTCCTTGTTTGTTTTATTATACGTTTGTGTTGCCTGTTTTATTCAGAGATTATTCTTCTCATTGTTTGTTCTAGGACTTCCCACTTCAATGACATGAATCCATCTTCTGATAGCATCAATTTCAATCCTGTAAGATTGAAGTGCTTGTCTCTGTTCGTTAGACAATTGTTTATCATCTGACGTCTCTGATAAGAAATTGAAGGTTGATATAGTTGCATAATCCTGTAGTTTTCATGTATTGTGTCCTTATGCTCCAGTACAGCCTCTAAATATTTGCTCTTCTTTTCTTGCAAGAGATTGGTAGTAGCATTAAATAGATCTTGAGCGCTGTATTCCTCGTCTCTAGAAAGAAAAGGATAGAATTTTGCCACACGCCCAAAGCCAATACCCGGAACACCCGGAAGATTATCACTAGCATCACCAACCATTGCTCTGGCTAACGCCATATTCTTTGGATGGATCTTTAAGTCTTCTAGGATTCTATTTGTATTGAGAACTTCCCAAGGCTTCTTTGCAGGACGCATTAAGATAGTTTTATCATCACACAACTGCATGAAGTCCTTGTCGTTCGACAAAATAATTTTTTGATCTTCAGAGACGCCCTTTGATTGCACGATTGCTGATATAACATCGTCTGCTTCCACATCTTCAAACATGAACTGACATATTGGTAAATGATCTAGATATTCTAACAGTCTTGCTTGCTGCCAAACTTTGTTATCTTTCTCTTGCTGTAAAGAAAAGTCGTAGCCCATATCTTTTGGAAGGTGTACAACTTTTCTACCTGCTTTGTAGTTGGCATTGATTTGTCGTCTCTTTCTGGAGCCACCACCGCCGTCCCAAACGATTACAACATCGTCAGGCTTAGTTAGTCTTATGGACTTCTGTAAAGACTTCAAAAAGCCAATACAGCCGCCTGCAGGGTTACCCTGTATGCTAATACTTGGATCCCTTGCATAGCACCTAAAAAACATGTTAAGTGCATCAATGATTAGAATCTTTTTCACAACCACCTCCTATTTTTGCTTTGAGCCAAAATCCGATAAATGGTAATGACGAACCCATGGCAAGTAAAGCATTCCATTCGCCATGACAATTTGTTAAATGTTCCATATTTCCTCCGTATATATTATACGTTTAAGAGGGATCATTTATTCATACTTTCTTCTCGCCATTAATTTTTAAACTGACACCGAAGCCTTGTGCTTGCAATTGCTTTGCTAGTGACGTCATAGTATCTTCAATTTCTTCGGATGACATATTCTTGCGTGGTGCCGAAGATTTACTTGGAGACGGAGAGCGTTGTTTGCTTCTCATGTGCTTTTCTAATGCTTCTTCTCCAGCCAGAATATCATCTTCGTATTTAGCCTCGTCTAATGCTTCTTTTACTAATTGTCTGATGTAAGTTTTGTCGATTTTCATGATAGTTTTCTCCTCTTGTAAATCTTTTCTTTTGTTTAATTTTCTCTTTAGTTGTCCAATAAATTTATCTATTCTTCCTATAGTCCTCTCTGCACGGGGAAGACTCAGAGTCGAGTATCCAGTAATTATTGGGCCGCTTAACCCGAAATCACTGAGTTTTAAAACAGGTGTTGGATTGGGATCATAATATTGTTCATTCGGATTACCAACAACAGGATTTCTTTGGAAATCCACATAGTCACGAAAAAGCCTAACTGCTATGTTACTACGTTCTTCTCGTGCTTTACGCATAGCGTCGGCATGGGGAGCAGAGTGTTTTCCTACCCCTGCGTCTAGCCAATCCTCATAAATTTGTCTAACTGTCTCTTTATTTTCTTCAAGATCCATGATTGCCTGTTCAATAACTTGTCTTTTTGGATTCATCAATAATTCTCCGATTTTGTTATAAATAGTCGCAAAAAAAACTCCCTACCAAATAAATGATAGGGAGCCACAACACAAACAAACAAAGGAGTCATTTCGTACTACATCTATGCTTCATTATCTTCGTAGTACTGGGATGCCTCACCCAATCTTTTGTCGAACTTCATGATGACTTCTTCATCAATGATGTCCAAAATTACTTTTCTAAATTCTGCATCTTCTCTTGCCATATCTGCGAACTTTGACTTCTGGAACTTCTTCTCATAGCCGTCCTTTTTCAGATTAAACCAAGCCCCACTATTGCTGATGTATTCAGAAGGTGCAATTGCATCGAACCAAGATTCCTCATCTTGAATACCTACTTCATCGCCCCATAGGATTTTGAAGTTACACATACGTCCATGTGTTCCAAAACGTGATTTCTCTAGTTTACATTTTACTTCGGAACCAATCCTATAGCCCTTATCATCTGTAACAAAGGATGCCTTTGCTTTTCTCCCTGTAAGCCAAATGCGGAGGGAATATGAATAGATTAGTGCTTTTCCACCGGGAGTGAAATAAGGAGTAGTCATTGCTTCTGCAGGTGATCGAGTGATATTGTCTTTCAACTGATTTAGCACCAGCAAAGCGGAGTTGGAGTTTGAGATTGGCTGCAATAATTTAGCCAAACCTTTCGACAGGATACGTGGCTTCACTGCCATCGTACTCTGTGGATTAAAATCCGATTCCAAATCTGCAATAGCAGGAGTAAGAGCCAAGGAGTCCCAAACAAATAAATTGTTCTCTTCTCCTGAAGCCAAGATCGTCTCAATAGTTTCTAGGACAAACTCGACATTCTGAGCCTGAATATACACAAAGTCACCATAATCTTCTGACTCTTCTAACACACAACCACATTTTTCAAGAAACTCAGAACTAATTGCCGACTCGGAATCGAAATAATAAACATTGTAGCCTTTTTTCTGTGCATTACCAGAGATCTGAGCAGCCATATAAGACTTTCCTGTTCCACTCAGTCCTGCTAATTCTGTAATCCTACCAACAGGTATCCCTGCCTTCTTCCCTCTGCAGACTATTGAGTCTAGCCATGTTGAAGAAGTGGGAATCCAATCATATACATCTGTTGGGTTCTCTTCTGTCAGATCGTGTGCTACGTCACCACCTGCCAGTTTATTAATCATTTTCAATTTATCCTTGAAGGACAGTTTGCCACTAACGGGCTTAATAGTTTTTTTGCGAGGCATTTTTTCTCCATTGTTTGTAAAATAAGGCATCTGTAAACCCATGCCTACCTGCGGTTATCGATAAGCGAGGTGAACATTTCTCGCTAGCAGTTTTTGGTGAGAACTACCAAACTCACATATCATAGGAGATATTTTATGATAATAACTCTTTGAATGCTGCATCAACGTCTGATGTCTCTGAATTAGAATACTTGGTAGTACCAGTAGAGTTATCAGCAGTCGATGTACCTGCTTCGGCGTTCAAGAATTCAGAAAGCATAGTTTCGATTTCTTCCGTAGTTTTGGTGTTGAAATTCTCTGTGAATGAAGGCATTGTATCCATGATGCGGACTGTGTCTTCAGAGGTTTCTGCCAAAGCACTTGGGCGACGACGTGGAGTGATTTTAGTTACTGGGAACTGCGCACCGGGTGGTTTACCATAGTTGATTGACAAGTCAGTACCGCCATCAACATCAGTAATATCACCATAGTCGGGATTAGTTACCAGTCCGATCAATTCGCCATAAGCCGTCTTTCCGTAGCCCCACAATTTAATACCTTGATCTTCTTCACCTCGAACTACAACAGGTGAGAAAAAGCGTTCTTTAGCAAACAAGGTTTTACAGAACTTGAGTGTTTCAGTATCACCTGCCTTCTTTGCGTCATTATAAGTGCTCCATGCAAAGTCGCACACAGGGCAATCTTCGCCGTGCATCTTTTTATTACACAAAAATCCGGGATTCTTACCTACATTATAATGAAAGTAATATTGCTTGAACGGATCTCCGTCTTCGGGACAAACAATGCGAATCGTTTGATCACCGTCTTGTGGTTTCCAAAATGCGTTTTGGGTTGAGTTTCCATTGCCATTTCCTTGCAATGCATTGAGTTTTTGTCTCATTTTATTAAAATCAATAGCCATAATATTTTCTCCTTTGTTTAAATTTTGACTTTTTGTCTAAAGTAGAGATGATTGATCTATCATCCCTCTATCTTATTATACGTTTGAGTTGTTGAAATTATTCAAAATTTCTTGATTTCCTTCAAAAGAAACTACTTCATCGGTATTCGCAGTACGCCAATTGAAGGTACGCCATCCTTGAGCCTGAAGATCCCATACGGTTTCTAAGCCTTCTTTAAGATTGCGTTGTTTACCTGTGCCTTTGGTATTGTTTTGCACAAAGGTGATAGGTAGATCCTGAGAGCGAACAAAGAACATTGTTCGTAATTCTCCGTTTGATTTGGAAAAAGTTCCACGATAGTATTTAATGTTTGTCATTTTTATCTCCTTTTGTTGACATCTTTTATACGTTTGAGAACAGTGTTTTATTCAGATTGAATTTCAGATGATGTTTTCAAAGCGAACGAAAAGCCTTCTTCCAAATCTGTAGTATAAACTCCAAAAGAGATAGACTTTTGCTCTGATTCCGATGAAGCCATATTGTTTAATTTATCAAACAGTTCTTCATCGTTCTCTATTCTTATACGGTTGATGCCAAAGAAATATTCAATCTGATTTGCATTTTTTATGCCAGAGCAATCCATAACTTGATATTGTTCGAGATCTATAACTCCAATAGTCCCTATTCTAGAACTTATATACTTTTCTCTAAAAGTATCAAATACGGGATCTGTATTCATGTATATGTTAAGCCAATGTATAGATGTTGCAACCAGTCTGTTAATCTTTGGGTAAAAGTTAAGTATTGAAGACTTTCCAACTATATCTGAAACCATATTATTGTCAAATATAAACATTTTTTCAAAAACACCTGATCTTGTATACTCCTGAAGAATATGAAAGTGTGCTCGATTTCTTAATCTAGATTTATTGTCTAGTTTGTCAACATCTGGTTTGATATATAAAATGTTGATCTTTCTATGTTTTAATTGCTGCAAAATCCAAAGAGAACATGCCGATATCTTTCCTGATCCACAGACAATAAAATACACTTCCTCATCATCATCGAGGGACTTTACAAGTTTTGTTAAATCTATCGCACTTGCATCATAAAGTTCTGCTGATTGTTGCTGAGGTATGTGAAAACAATTTTTCTTTCTTTTATACTTATCATCTGAGTCAAGTAAAAAGACAGTATACTGAGGATATTCTTTAAATAGTTGTGCTATTTTACATCCTGCTTTTCCTAATCCAATAATATTCATTTTATTTCTTATCTCCTTATTTTTAATTCTTATTATAACTTTTATTAATACTCAAATATTAATATTTTATTGTGTTTTTATAATATTATTAATAATATATTAACAATTATATAAATTATATACATATTTTATTAATATTATATAAATCCTTTCCTGCTGATACATTCGTAACAAATCTGCCCAATTTAGTACTTCTGTATTCTTCGATGATTGGTTTTATAAGTTCCTTATCTTCGGAAGCAAAGTCAATAATAACACTGTCGTGAAGGGTGAACGCTACATAACTCTTTCTGCCCTGTAGGAGTTTGTAGATCGCCACCATTCTATCGAGTACCATATCTGCACATGTGCTTTGGATAAGGTAGTTTAAAGCATGATAATCATCACATTGTATCTTTCTTTTGAATAAATTCTCTACTGAACCGTATAGAAAGTATCTGCCCAAAATTAAATCTCTATCATATTGCCCATTAGAGACTGTATCATCTGAGTTCGGATTATACAACCAAGCAAAGAATCTTTTCTTCGCTTCGTCTCTGGTACTGTGATAGAGATTTTTTGCGTTATAGTCGTGTATATCTTCATCAGGCTGATCTAATCCGAGTAGAGCAAGTACGACTCTTGCTTCTGCTGCGTTATAATCTAGTTCAATAAAGAAATCGTTGTTAGGCTTGATACAAGCCCTGTATTCCTTCTTCATGTTCATTAGGGGTAGGGAGTTGCCTGAAAGGCTCAGCCTGCCTGTTTTAGAGCCGAATAAATTATAATCACAGTAGGCATCTCTGCCTGTAAATTTCTTGTAAAGAAGTTTTGCTTTTGGTTCTGTCCAAAAATCTTGTAATACTTTAGTATCTAAATTCACTTTACGGTACTTGATATCAGACAAAACTTGCTGCACTTGCAACAAATGATCGTAGTTGTCTGGGCGAGAATATTTCTCAAATACCCACTCACAGATTTGATTTCTGATATTGCAGTATTCTTTGAGAAACCTCTCTGGCGTTAAGTCAAAAAAGCAGTTCTCTGCTAGATTAACCTTTGCTAGTTGGTTTGAACGAATGAAAGCCTTTAGTCTGTTTGTAACCCTTTCCCAATCTTCTAAAAGATGAGATGGACACACATCATCAAGGCTTTTTCCGTTAACATATAGTTGAGCATAATCGATAGGCATTCCATATAAAAAGTTTGAATAGCCCCAAGTCTTAGACAATCCTTCTGGGATATCTTTGAAATGAAGTTCGCCGTTGGAATACACACCGACACACTCTGATTTGTCATCGAGTGTTTGAAACAGCATATTTCCTCCTATAATTTAATTGTATATGTGCTATTATTATACGTTTGACGAGTAGAATATATTCGATAATTTTCTTCAATCTTTGTTCTCATGCCCGGATTTGCACCTTCTCCAACTATGTTGGTTGTTTTGTCATTGATGTAGTGCAGAGCATTTACGAAGCCATACGTATTAAAAACAGAAATTGCTTCTTTTAGACAGAGATCAAAGTTGGACTGATTCCATTCTTTGTTTCCTTCTTTCGCTTTTATATAAAGATACACTTCAAGTAACTTAGAATCGGTGAACGGATTTTTATTTCTTTTTCTCCTTTGATGAAGAATAGTTTTTGCACCTGCAGCACAAACATCAACTTTGGTGTAGAACGGATAAGCCTCTACATAAGAATCATAAAAAGATAAAAAGTAGTCTCTAATTGCGTTAATCTCATATAAATGAGTATCGTAGTAGTATGCAGAAAACATATCTTGCAATGTGAAAAATCCCAAATCCTGCATTCTTTGCTGCATTTGCGGTGATTCCAAATCCGCAATAAACCTCCATGGAGCATTTTTATCTATCATAAATCCAAAACCATTTGCTATTTTTGTAATATCCTCAAAATGAGGATCTAATATATACTTCTTATATTTTTTTTCATCATTATCATGAGGATCTGACTCGATTTCAAACACTAAACCAGTAATATTTGGATTAACAACGCTAGCCAGTTGCATGTTTGATCTAGTTATGGGATGCACAGGCAAAAACGCATTTAAAAATTTAATAAAATGTGTTACATATGAGTTAAAATCGACAATTTTAGTAAAAAACTCACTAGAAGTGGCATATTTTGATATAAACAACTCAAACACCCCTTTCATGAAACTATGATGAACCGAGGTAAAACTACTCCATCCAGTTTTTGGCTCAAATTGAGCATATGTAGAGGTGCTTTTAATTTTCCCAGTCTGAGTCATTCTCTCGATCTTTTCCATCATATCATTTGCTGCGTCTGCAACAAAATTAATCAACATTACAGTCTTTTCTGTATTAACCATCTTAAGAAACTTTTCTGATGGATATATGGAGCGATTATTTGTGTCAATTTTGCCATAGAAAGACTTTTGATTTAATAAGTCAATTGTGGCGAAAGGAGAAACTATAGCATTCCTTTCACCCTGAAAGTTTGTGGTATCATCCGGCACTTCGCCATCAATTTCATTAAGATTTTTGGTAGTATCTGGTAAGGCGTAGTCTCTATAATATTTTCTTCTGTGAAATAAAACTTTTGTTTTGTCACTGTTCTTTCCCAGCGGGACTACCTGTTTTTCATATGGAGTAAGAGTTAGTTTTTCTTTTAATGAAGTAATCTCATTTACAATTTCGTTAATTTGCTTTTCTTCAAGTTGATCAGGAGACTTATTTAGAGCCTCATCGTATCTAGTGTCAAACTTTTTAGCCAACCTTTCTTTTAAAAGATATCGTTTGTCGTTTCTCATGAGCCTGTCTCCTTTTTCGTTTCAGCATCAAGTCCTGCGTCTGTGGTGACACCAGAACACAAATCTTTGAGTTTATCTGATTCTCCACCAGACTGAGCAAAAACACAATCTAGTTCTGTGGAGAATACAGATCCTCTAGAAATTGTAGACTGTACTTTGATTACATCATAATACCCTCCGATTCCTAATAAATTTGCTAAAGAGCCATACATGCCTTGCTTGCCTGATGCCTCATCTGGCTTTTTCGTACCTGCTTCAGGACGCCCAAATCCAATAGGAGGGTTTAGAAAAACCTTCATTCCCGGTATGTACAAAGTATTGCCAATCATTCTGACGTTTGCGTTATAGACATCTCTGATCTGTCCTAAGTTTCTACTTTCTGCCTGTCTTGCCTCCCTAAGTCCTTGCACATCAGAGCGAGAAAACTCTATTTTTTGAATCAAGCCTTTTTCTGCACCAATGAAATAGTGATATATTCCTTTGCTCTTGTCTTCTCCCTCATCTCCTTTGAGATCATACGAAGCGTAACTAGTCATATACAACAGCATGCAATTAAAGTCTGAGTCTGGATCTGAAGGCTCTGGGTTTAAAGAATTAAAAACGCTTGGATCTAACACAAAGCGTCCACCAATTTTGTGATTTGTAACTTGTAGTCTCATTTGTTGTGCAACTGAAGAACGAACAGTGAAATTAGTCATTCCTATGTCTATTTCTCTTTGCTCTCTACCTTTTGCAAAACATTCTCTAGGCTGCAAAACTCTTTTAACCAATCTCTCTAGTACATCTTTGATAAATGATCTCAAAGGATACGAGGCTAGTTCTTTCCTTACCACAGTCTCAAAGAAAAATAATTGGAACTCGTCATAAGATATGGGAAGATCAGCCAAGTTCATGTGTATTTTTCTACCATTTTGTCTAGGATGCGTTATCATAATCGGGCCTGATAGAATTTTCATTGTTGAGTCCATCTGTTTGTTGTAGTTAGTATTAGACAACTCGCATGCTAGATCCAATATATCTCCTAGATACAAAAACTTTATTTCAAGATCTTCTAAGTTTTTTTTGGCAACATCGATGGCTTCATTAAGTTCTGATTCTTGATCTGCAGCGTCACCTCTTATGTCAACGGCTTCTGATTGAACATTATTAAGGACTCCGCCTTCTCGATCTTCTGCTCCAAAACTATCAAAAAACCCAGTAGCCACAGCACCTGCAGGATCTGCTGTTTTTATGTTGACAAGATCTTCAAATTTTGGACGAAGGCTAGTTTCAAGAGAATCTGTCCATTCTTTTGCTTGCTCTTCCGTCAAAGAAAATGATTTAACTTTTCTGTTTATTCTTAGTAAAAATTGTTGATAAATCGTGCTTTTTGAATTGTCATCAAAAGCCTCAATATCATTCTTAAGTTTGCCGATAAACTCTGCAGAGGTTTTAATACCTAACTCATAATCTTTTGCTTTTTCTTTGCCCTCTTCGCTGCTTAAGTCTAAACAATCTATTTTATTTTTTAAATCTTGAATTCTTCTTCTGTGCATTTCTTGTATTCCTCTAGTTTGCTCAGCAAGATCTTGATCCTCAGCCACTTGATTAGATATTTCTTCTGACACTAATTTATCTAAAGTCAATACATTTGCACTATTTCCGTTTATTGTCTCCTCAAAGGATCCAACATAATCAATACTTAATTCAATTTGTCCATTTTCTCTAATATCCAACTGATGGCTAACAAGATTTAAGAAAATCGACAGTTCCATCGCTCTTAATTCTTCTTTTAGTTTTTCTCCTCTGGGCTTTGGTGGTTGTCCACTGATATACTCTCTGTCTGGCTCGTCTTGTAGATTGGGGAAGTTACCCTCTGGCACAGCCCATCCAACAACCATTTTCAATCGATAAAATTTAGGTACGTATTTATTCCCTACCTCATCTTCCATTGCTTTTCCGCCAAAAGCATCTGTTTTGCTGGGAGGGTGCAATATCAAATCAATATAGTTTTTAGTGTATTTTACTCCATCGTCTCCTAGGAAATCTGACTCTGGATCAATTGCTAAAATATTACCTTCAGCAGGATCATATCTGTCTCCTAGCAAATCATACGCAGATTGGAACACCAGTTTCATTGACACACTTATAACTCTCTCCGCTTCAGCAGGGTTTGTTCCGTTAAATTCCCAATTTACTTCTTTTATACCTGCTCCACCACTTCTCGCCAGTCCAGATAAAGTTATAGCATTAATTCTATCTCTATCAAAAGAATCATCAAACAAGAACTCTACAGATTTACCAACAGTATCCATTTCGCTTTCATAATATTGTTTAAAAAGTTTGACTTTGGGAACTAAAAGCCCCAATGTGGTGTTATCCATCTCTAGAAATTCAGATAGTCCTCCCCTAGAAGTCATAGAAGAAATAATACTAGCAGGTGTAACTTTTGGATCCACATCAATAGTTTTAAAATTACTCCATCCAAATGAGTTATACTCATCAAAAGACTTTTGAGCCAATTCTTGAACATAGTCAATCAACAAACAAGGATCTGTTGGCTTCCCAGATGTCTTCTTTTCGCCATTTTCATTTTTTGAATCTTCAGCCATTATTCATTCCTCAAATATTTCAAAACCCTGCCTATTGGTGTTGGTATATAAATTACGTCTCCTAATTTTGCGTGTGATTCAGTAGGTTTTTTGTTGTACCAAGCGATAACCCACCAAAGTTTTGGTTCTCCGTAAAATTCATGCGCTAATTTAAAGTATCTGTCTCCTTTCTTCCAAACATGTTCACGAATTGACAAATCTCTAATTTCTTTCGGATTTGGGTACCTGAAATTTGGAGTTGCATAGTGATTGATTGATTTTACGTCTCTTTCTTCAAAGACTTCAACATAAAGATCGTTATCGTTTCTTATGATTCTTCTGTTTCTAAATCTACTCATGTTCCTAATACCTCGTTTTGTGCTGATTGTGCTTGTTCATTGGGAGGAGATGCTGATTGATTCTGGCTGGAGGATGTTCTACTAGATCCTCCGTGTGGAAAAGATGGAGATCTTTTTCCTGCAGATCGATCCCACCCTAACCTTTCAGTGTGCAAAACTGTAAACTCCATTGACAAAGAATGTATTTTTGGCAACATTGTACCCGGCGTACCTTGAAAACTTTCAAATCCGGGAAGCCAATGCAAATTAACACTACCTCCTATTTCATCGAAAAATCCAGCCTCAAAATCTGGCTTATATGTAAAACCTGTAATTGTGCCTACTAGCCCATTTGTTTCAGCATCCACACCAACCGATTCTCCATGCCTGCTATCACCAGTTTGTATCAAGTTTCCAAACTTAACTTTAAAAAGTGGAGAAGTGTTTATTAGAGTTGCACTACTATTCACTCCACTTGATGGTTCATAACTAGGATACAACATGGCAAACAAAAGAGAACATTTTTTGTGGTTCAATACCCCTTCTCTTATAGAAGAAGCAATGACATCCCAATCTAAAGATATGACACGAGTAGTGCCTTGAAATTGAACGATTGGATCCATTCTACCATACACTTTTTCGTCACTCCATTCTGATCTATAGTCATCTGAATAATCTTTGATGTATGCTTTAAATCTAACACTTTCTCCGGAAGGAATATGAAATATGTCAATGTACTGTCCTCGCTTTTCAGCAAGTGCCTGACTGGGATCCGAGAATGTTCCCTCAGCCAAACTTCTATGCACATCTGAGGGTAGTCTCCCTTCTACTGATTTTGCCATAATGGTACCTCTTTTAATCTAATTAGTCTATGCCTAGATTATTAGAGCGATTGAGCGCAACGTTAACTGCTCTAGCGAACTCTCTATCGTTTAGAACTAAGACAATATCCTGTCCTCCACCGCCGCCACCACCGGCGGCACCTCTTAGAGCCTGCACAAAAGCATCCATGTCAGGGCTCAGCATTTCCGCCTGAACCTTTACATAATCAGCGGCGGCGGTAACTATCTCTTTAGTGTGCCCAACGGCTTCAGGAGTCAATTTTACGGACGCCTCCATTACTTTTGCGATGCCTTCTGACGCCACACTGAGATTTATAAGTTTTTGATTTGGAAGAAGCAGTAGGGCAGTTGTCAATGCTGCAACAACAGCAGCAACCCCTAGCAAACCAGCAGTCAAAATTGGTAGCACTCCTATAGAAGTATATGATACGGCTACTAGTGTCGCTGCAAATGCTGTAAATGCAAGAGAAACTAGTCCAAGTCCTTGTCCAAGCCCAAGAGCAAATAAGTAAAATGCCCCTGCAATCTCAACCAACTGTCCTCCTCCAACTTCTTTTACCAAAGTAACAACAGAATCGATCAACATTGCTATGCTCACAACCAGAAGAGCAATCGGCAATACAATAAGTGCAACACCTGCACCGACTTTAATCAGCGCTACACCAATTGCCGCCAATCCGGGTGTTGCCTTCATGGCTCCTGCTCCAATAGACGTCAGCCCTCTAGATATCGCCGGTGCGGCATTACCAAAAGATTTTCCAACTGCCTCTACCCCTTTGGCAACACCTTCTGATAAGAACTCTATGGACTCTCCAACACCTTCTGATACATTCGCCAATCCTTCTCCTAAGCCTTCTGTTATGTCTTTGGTTAAGCCTTTTACTCCCTTTCCTATGGCTACACGAGCAATATTAAATGCCTTCGCTAAAGCAATCGTCCCGACAATCAATCCGCCTATGCCAACAGTCGTGAGAATGGCTAAATTATCCGTTATAAACAATAGAATGTCTAAAAACTTGCTAGCAATTGGGATCATAAAATCAAAAGCGACTGCAAAAGACTTCGCAAGTTGTTTTAATTTGTCACTTATACTAACCATTTGCTTAGCCATTTCTTCAAACTCTTCGTTTGTTTGTTGGGCTGCTTTTGATTTTTCAACTTGCATATCATATTCACTGAGACTTTGTGTGAATAGTTTTTGAGCCTCGTTCATGTCTGTGATACCGGCAGCGTTCATGATAGCCTGCTTTTCAAATCGATTCATGTTTTCAAAATTCTTACCAGATGCCTTAATAGACTGAATTAGTAATCTAACTCTTTCTTCCTCTGTCGCATTGAGAAGATCCATAGAGTTAATAACTCCACCACCAAGAATGGCATTAAGTTTTCCTGCATGTGTTGCTGCGCCTTCAAATGTGTCAAATTGCTTTGTGATATTCATCAAAGAGTCAATTGATATTCCTGTTGCTTCTGCTGCACCAGCAATAGCCTTAAACTCTCTAACCATATCTTTTCCGTATTTTGACAATTCAGAAGAAGCCGAGCCAAATCCGTCAATAATCGCTTCTGCAGACATACCGGTTGTTTTTGCCAAGGCTGCTAATTCAACTGTTGTTGCTTCTGCCATGTCTTGAGACATCCCTAGGCTGTTTAACATTACATCGAATGATTTCGCTGAAGTTTCTGCAGAAACGCCCATCGCTTTTAACTTTACGGAAGTCTCAGTTAATCTTTTTTGTTGCTCTGGAGACATCTGATTGAACAAAGATATTTGATTGTTCAAAGCAGCCATTATTTCTCCAGTAGTTTTCAAATCTGCATTGAATCTTCTGTTCTGCGTCGTGACAGACACCAATCCGTCACTCATGCCAAGCGCACCACCAGATGCCTGTTGAAGTTTGACGTTTTCTGTATCTAATGTCTTGTTAAATTCTATTGTCGCTTTCTGAACTTGTGCCAAAGCGGATGCTAAAAGTTTTTGAGGTTTTAAATTTTCTTGAACGGATGCTTTAATGCCTTTAAATGCATTATCACTAGCGAACAGGGCACCCAAAAATGAATCATTCATTTCTTTCCCTAGTCCTAATTTATTTTGAAGTAGAGTGTTTGTAGATTCAATGACTTTTTTGTTTGATTTTTCAATAATTAATGATTGTTTTGCTTCTTGTTGCTTTTGTTGTAGCAGTACAATCTCTCTTTCTAGAGTCTTTATTCTTTCTTTTTGTTCCTCAGTTAATTCGCCTTCTACTTTCTTTAATTCAGCCAACTCTTCTCTGTATTCTGCTTGTACCTTACCGGCTTGTTTAAAGTCAGCCTTAATATTGCTCATATTAACACTGATCGCATCCAATGCAGACTTCGTAATTGAAGACAATGTCTCAATATCAGAGGCGGCTGCTGCCCTTTTCTCTGTTATAGCGTCTTGTAGATTATTCAAAGCATCTATTTGCTTTTGCTTTTCTGCTGGATCCGCTGCCGTAGACTCAATAAACTTTTTTATTCCTGATGTTTCATTTGCCATAACTTATCAATTCCTAAACTTCAAAGGCCACTTCATGCCTGTTTTCTTTTCAAACTGAGATACTGCTCTCTTGAGCATAAACTTTGATCTGTATGTTTTTGGGTTATCCAATCCATACTTCTTATACGTCTTATAATAGTCTTTTTCCCTCACCATAGCCTTTGCGAATGCTTTTACCTGCCTAGGAGTTCCCTTGACTAAAATAGGCACTCTCTCGCCTCCAAACATCTTTTTCATTAGTTGCTTGAGCGTGATCCCAAACGTTGCAATAAATCTTTCATTTACCATTCCCTCTGGAGGAAACTCAATAACAATCTTATCCATAGTCAAATATCCCTTAATACACCTATAAATAGTAAAAGCAGTTGTTTCCAACTGCTTCAATTATCTCTTTGCTTTACTCATTGCTCTTTTATTCGCTTCCGCCTCGTCTTGCAACTGCTTAGAGAGCCTCTCCAAGAACCAACTACGCAGCGAAACTGGAAGATTGTAGGCTTCCATGAAACTCCATCCTCCGTGATATTTCATCAAAAAGAATTGTTCGTATACATTCTCCATATACTCAGGCGTCAGGCCAAAAAAACTGTGCCGTGATTGGCACCGAAACCTCCTGTTCATGAGTGCAATTAGTGCAGAAGAAGTCGTATTTCAAATCCATTGTAGGAACGATTTTGGTATATGTATTTCTCAAGAATCTTGAATCTCTTACTGGGAGTTGATCAATGAATCTATATACTTGACGAAGATCAGTTACACCGTTGATTGATACTGTATATACTTTAAATTGATCTGTCAAGAGTGCCTCGCCTTGCTTTTTCTTTCGTCTAGTCTCGATTCGTTTTGTGAAGTCTTTCTCAAGTTTTCCATCCATGATCTTAACTTCAAATACCGCCTTAGAAACTGGCAAAGTAATCATGAAGTTTCCTAAATCATTAGGGCCGGTAACACCTTCAAGTGGCTCAAGTGCTTCCATCTCCAAGTATCCTTCTGAAGGCTTTCTGGATTCACTAAGGGACACGGGAATCTCTGACACTGTACCACATGCTGGGCAGGTAACACCTGTTTCATATGTATCTCCATAGCCTGACATTCTAGCAGCAATAAGAATAGCGTTCTTATCTCCGACAAGAATAGAGTCCACATCGATATCTTGAACCAAGATAGACTGAATAAATCTATCAACTGCAACACCTTGCTTAAGCAGCGACTGAGATGTTAAGATATCCTCTTCTTTCGCAGTCATTTGTTTAATTTCTACCGTTTGTTGGTTTCGAAGGGGATGTCCTTCTTTGTAGAATTTACCTTTCGAAGGCAATTCAATAAACTCTGTTGGTAAAACAAAGTTCAATTGCCCCGTTTGTTGAGTAGGGGCAGGGCTGGCAGGTTGTTTGACAGCCCCGACTCTTTCATCGTTATTTCTCATTTATCCTCCAATTGAGATTAGTCTTGACGTGCTGGGTTTCTTCCTCTGGCAACATCGTATCTTAGTTTGTTGTTCGGTTGGGCAACTGCACGTCCACCGTTAGCAGGTGAACCTTGCGGATCGTTAAGAATAGCGTAGTCATATCTAACTTCAACTGTGATATCAGAAAGATCATCGTTTTCATAAGACAACTGAGAAAACTCAATCTTAGTAATGAATGCATTGTGCAAAGTCCAAAACTCTACGACATCACCCGGATTATTATCACTTGGCGAGCGTGTTGGCGAAGGGTTATTTGCACCTGAATTGGCTACACCACCACCATTCAACATCATGATCTGGATATCTCCAAGAGCAGTTACGGCTCCTTGTTTTGTGATAGATTGAGATGCTTTTCTCTCATCTGTTGGCAATCGATAACCTCCGGCAAAAAGCATTTGTCTCAAAGTTTCTGCAGCATCTGGGTTCGCAGCATCAACCAACTTAAACGATACAGTGCTATAGGTTACTCTACCGGGAAAGTAGAACGTGTGATTGATAAATTTATGCTCCGAAACAGACACCTCGTAATTTGGACGAGATACCTCTTTAATATAATAAAAGTCAATTCCATCAACCTTTAAGATCCATCTAAAATTTCTTTTAGGTTCTAATAATTTGTCATTCCAAAAAGCCATTTAATATTCCTCCAATAAAATGTATTCTCAATAAATAGTGGAAGGTGACAGAAAAGATCCACCTTCCACCAAATTATAATTAATCGTCAAAAGACGCACCTTGATTGGTGATTACGAAGTCAATCGCAATAAACTCAATGGCTTTTGTAGGCTTGATGAAAATCTTAGCATACATGATATTTCTATCAACCAAGTCAGGTGTTGTGGTAGTAGAATCAAGAACAATCTTGAAGTCTTCAATACCGAATCCAGTCTGAACACTAGTCAACAATGGACGAGCCTGAGATAAGAATCTACCGAATGTTGCTGTAACATTTGGTTCGAAAAGCAGTGTAGCAGCAATGTTAGAGATTCTTTTCTTCAAGAAGATAAGCAAACGACGAACATTGATTCTGTCAAGAGCAGTTGGATCTGCTTGAAGAGTCTTCTGCCCAAAGATCACAATACCTTCTGCAGGGAAGTGTGCAATTGGATTAATGTTGTTTTCGTACAACGAATCTCTTTGCTTAGAAGTCAAACGTTGAGATACAGCAATAACAGGAACTCCACCTCTACCTTCAGATAAACCACCTCTTGTGAAGCCAGCAGGGGCAAACCAAGGCGCTTGAGTTCTGTCGCCATATGACATGGCTCCTAAAGCAACAACAGACGGTGGACACCATGTAGGAAGCCCAGAAATAGGCTCTCTGATTTGTACCCATGGATAGTAAGTTGCAGCATATGAAGAGTTGTATCCTTTTCTTCTGACATCGGAGACTGCTCTAGCAACAGTGTTACTAACATTTCTTTCAGATTGTGATCCATCATTACTTTCGTGTCTTGGAGTCCAAGCGTTAGGAATGTCAATAATAGCCATAGAGTCTGCTCTAGCCTCACATGTGTTAATCATATGATCAGTAACTGAAGTGTTTGTTACACCCGGCAAAACCAAAAGATTCATATCAACCAATTCAGGATCCGCAACTGTGTCGATCGCACGACGAAGTGTGTTTAACTCATATGAAGCCTCAACTGTAGTCCCAATTACAGGAGTTGATGCACGGTTATTGATTAAAGGTTCCATTTCCTTTACCTCAAGTCCGTCAAATCCACCGTAGAATGGAAGAGTAAACTTATCATAACCAGCGTCTATGAGTCCTTGAGTTCCAGAAACCTTCGTCCAAGAAGTACCAAGAGCCCTTGAGCCTGCCTTGTAAATAAAGCCTGCACCTCCGGCTGTAATTGTTGTGGTGCTAGATCCTGACACGTCGTCCAAAGAGAAGTAGTGAGAGTAAATCATGTTTCCAGTTGTATCCCAGTTGTTACTTGAAAGGCTTTTGTTGCGAGATTTCAAAAGATCATATGTTGATTCATCAAACAATGTCGATGTACCGTGTCTGGTAAACTCATAGCCAAAGAAAATATCTGTTGGATCTGCCAACTGAGTGTTACTAGATGCAGAGATAACCAACTTTGGATCCGGCCACTGAAGGGATGCTGTTAATGCACTTGCGCCTGTACCAGCATCCGAGCCTAAAAATATTTGAAAATTATTAGTAGGATCAATTACGGTAGCGTCATGAGTTCTGAGTGCGGTTCCATTGAAAGAGCCAATATATGCCGCTTTTCCAGCATCGCCAGTACCTCTACCACTAATAGTAACAGATGCAGGCTTTGGCAAACCGTAGAATCCAAATGGAACTAGTTCATTCGAGACTGTTCCTTCTTCAACTGCTGAAGCCATTTCAACATAGAAGTATTTAGACATGTTTGGATATGTTCCGTAGTATTGATATCTTTTTGTATTGTCATTCCATACTGCCCTTTGATCGCCGATTTGTGCAGCGATGAAATTTGGAGAAGCAGGATTTAAATTACAATTTGGATATATCTCAACAACTTGAGGATTCGCATCAGTGTCTTTCATGCTTCTGATCACGACATCAAAAGATCCATATGCATTTGGATTAGCATTTAAGTTTGGCACTCTAATGTTTTGTATAGAAACTTTTAGATTTCTTTGAGTCCATTCTCCTTCTTCAAGAGATCTGAAGCGGAATAGTTTCTGCATGTTAGTAGCGAGATAAGACGCATGATCTGTTGAGGTGTCTTGACTAAATATCCATCCAGTTTTTGCTGACTGTGCGTCATACGAATGATCATAATAATAGTGTGATCCAGAAAAAAGAGGCGCAGTGAATGCAATAATGTCAGTAGTGCTGCTAACTGAGGACATTAATTCTTGTACGCTATCTTCAAATGTTTCTCCTAGCCAGTACTTTTTGCTTTCAGCGGCAGTGGCTGCGATCACTTCAGAGTTGGTGTTGTGTGGCGTAGTATTGAATACTTTACGAATAAAGTTTCTAGACGACGGATTAAAGTTAAAACTGACGTCTTCGTCCTCTGTTCCAGCAACAGAAGATGAGTTCTCAGAAATACTTGTGATTACTTTGGCTCTCAAATTTCCAGTTGTGGATTTGACACCAACCATACCAGCCTGTACGTTTACTGAGGAATTACCTGCCAAGGCACCAGAAAGGACAACTCCAGTGTCTCCTTCACAGTAAAAAATGGCTCCTAGTGTTCCAGTCATTTCTTTGCTTGATCCAGATGGGATAACCCAAAGTCCCCATGCACCACCTCTACCGATAGAAGGGCTAAGCGCAGCGTTAGTCCACCCTGCCTCTCCTGTGCCTGCAGTGGCATTAATATTTTGTTTACCAGCCAGACGAATGATGGTTGCTCCACCGTTGTTGGCTAGCCATGCATTTGCTGCAAACCCAGCATAAGAAGGTGCAGAATAGTTTCCGTTACGAGAAGCATCTACAGTTTCTCTACCAGTAATAGTGTTTCCAAAAATTTCTTGCAACTCACTAAGAGAATCAACCTTTACAGGGCGCATTGTGACTCCTTTCTGGAATCTACCAATGATTACAGGGCCGGGATCCGCTGCAGGTTCAGTTCTTCGAGATTGATCGATTTCTTTAATTTGTACGCCCGGTGATACAAATCTGTATTTATCAATTGACATATGTATTTCTCCTTTTAAACAATCAACAGTTTAATAAAAAATGTTCATAGTAAATAGTTTAACTTTTCGTCAAAAGAAATGATACAAAATTATTCTTTATAAAAAGGATCTGTACCTGTTTTATTATCCCTTTCAAAGAAATCCCCTATGATTACTCTTTCTCTTGGAATCTTGACTTCTACGAGACTTTCCACTTTTCTCTCTATGGTGGCATTCTCATTTTCTGATCCACCAATTAAATACCCAAGCACTTCAATATTAACCACAGTGTTGAACATTCTTTCTTCTTCATCTAATTTTGCTGCATTGTTATCATTAGAAAATGTGCCATCGATAAATCCTTCAAACAAGTGATTATCATGCCTCATTGTAAAATATTTATGATTTCTGCCTAGAGGCGAATGAGCAGATATAAAAGGTGTCAATAGAGTATTCATTTGCTGTTGATACTCAGTTCTTAAGTGAACTTCATATTTAACAGTTACGTACACTGGAACTGGAATATAAGTGGTTTCATATACAACCTTAGCCTTAGAAGCCCTAGGACGGACATCGAACATACTAGCAATAGGAGCCTGACTCTTAACCCTATGGTATGGCACCTTCTCTTGGTTTTGCCCTACATCGCTGTCTGCACCAGTCTTTTTTACATTTTGAGCAGATATAAAAGTGTTTGTCTTGTCTTGCTGTATCTTTTGCCTAATAGGTATGAGCCCACCCATTGGAGCATCTGGGACATTTGCCGGTATTATAGATTTTGATGGATCTTTTACTATATCCTTTCTCTCAATAGTGATTAAGGGCAACTTCAGAAGCCCTTCTGAATCTCTTAGAGTTAGATCATTTTTTAATTGATACGTTCTCTCTGCACCAACCCATATAATTGGCACTGGTATAAATCCCTTATTTGTTTTCGCATGCAAGTTTAAAGACTCAACAAACTTTAAAAGCGCCGAGTCTATTGTCTCAATTGTTGATGGTTGAAAATTTAACCCTTCTTGTTCATTCTGCATTGAATACTCCCTCTCTTGCTCTCACACATTTAGCACTAATCTCTAGTCTGTGTTCTATTTGCCCAAAAAGTCTTTTCGGCTCTTGAAGTGTAACTATTTGATAAAACAAGTCACCATACAAAATAAAGTCTCCTTCTCTTACAAATAGATCTTGATCTTCAGTTAGTCTTTTCTTGTGAAAATGAATTGTAATTGTTGATTGCTTGTCGATTCCAATTTTATCTGTATATGCTGATTGAATACCTTCCCATTCGATCAAAGCCTGAACCCTGACGGGAGGGAGGAAGTTCTTTTCTAGTGCTTCTCCATATATTGGGTGAAAGTCTGTTGTGTTATAGTCGATTGGATAATAAACAACTGTTTGCCCAATAACCCTTTCGATAATCTCATCGTTGACTTGCTTGACAAGATCTCGCTCCTTCTTCCCTGTAAACAAGGGAGGAGGTGGTGCTGTTGGTTGTGTCCATTTATTATCTTTCTTTGACATATCTCTCTCTTTCCTGTAATGCTACTGTCTCCACGCCCTCGAAATCACTATGTTCTGCTTCCATTTTTTTCCATTCGCTATAATAATACATTAGATTTTTTTCTTTATTCTTGGCAAAGGTTTCTGCATTTTCTTCTCCGTACCCCAAAAGAATACCTAGTTGCTTATTCCACTCTGGAGTTACTTTAAAGTACCTAGGATGCACAAATTCCCAAAACTCATCTTCTAAGCCATACTGTTCTTTCCCGATCAATGGAGATTTGCTAAGTTTTACAGCAGCGTTAACATTTTCGGGCTTTCCAAAAAATAATACAGTATTATCTGCTCGCCCAATCTCTGTGTGAGGGGCGTACGCATATTTTAGATTTGGATTGCCATCAATCATACGTTTTAACTTTTCGTCTTTGAGGTTGATTCCGTCGTTTACGCCATCTCCTTTCACTACATCATAAAACATTGGTTTTTCACCCAACACTACAGACAAAAACTGATTAATATCTGAATCTATTGCATCACTAAATGCAGACGAAAATCGCTGACGCAGTTTCTCTTTTTCAGGAGAACTATCGGTACCTATATTTCCCTTTCTGTAATCTTCATTTACAAAACGTCTCCAATTTTCCATTATTAATTTATGTTTCATTTTTATTATCCTACAAATATAGTCAAAGGAATTGCTTTCTGTAATGATCCAGCGTTTTCAACAAAGTTCTTATCATCTTCTGCCAACTTAGTATAAGTCATTTCATCTAGAAGTTTGATTAGTTCGTCTCTGAGAGAGTTTTGCTCTTCTTTCGCTTGCGATAAGAGTGCATCACCATTAAGACTAACAGATTCTCCCGGAATAGGTATAGCATTATTAAACTTTGATCTCACTTGTCCTAGAGTCTCCTTTGTCAAAGCCAAAGCATATCTTCTAATCCACTGCTTCCCAACAGCGTTGATGTTGACATATGGTATATTCTCAAAAGGTAGTGTGTTCATGTTGTTGACACCCTTGATTCCAATATCGGGAGACTCTTGAAGATAAGGCTCTGTCGGAATTGTAAACTCGAACCAATACTTTTCTGCTGTTACATTGTTTGGAGTAGGAAATAATCTAAGATGATTGTTTCTCAATTCATATGAAAAGTGTGAATTTCTTGTGTATATTGCATCTTCAAACATTATTGCCTGCATTTTGTTTTGCCAAGTGGGGATTACTTCAAATGTTGAATCATCTGAATATTGTCCGTAACTAGAGAGGTTCCCAACAGCGTTTAGTCCGCCGTAGTAGCCGTAGAATCTCCACATGGCATTTGGTGTCTTGTAATATACTTTTCTAATTTCAACTTTTTTGTTTCCTACCAGTCCAGCCCAAGGTACACTATTACCTGATCCTTGATCTTTACCCGAAACAGACGAAGCAGAGAGAATGCTCTGCAAATCATAATCTTGTTGTTCAGCCACAGCGTTGAATGATGCTGAATAAATTGGAACGTTTCCTCCAACTCCGGCATCAACACCTACACCATCTGCAATACGACGAGCATATGCAAATTCAAACCTAGGAAAGCGTTGCTGGACACCTGTCCCGGAAAGAGATGATTTCAGATCGCCATCTTTTAGTGTACCATCTGAATCAAAAGATCCCGTTGTTGTCCCAAGTAAATCAGAAAGTACATTCTTTGCTTGATGACTGTTAACAATATAAGAATATTCTAATACTGCCTCTTCATAGTTGGCATAAACATTGCCTTCTGTAATCTCGATATCTAGAATATCCCCACCTAACTTTTTAAAAGTGTAGGCTACTTGATCAGCGGCTCCTGATAAGAAATCATTCTCCGAAGCATATATGCCCAAAGGCAGTTCAGCGGACACACTTGATATAGTACCAGTTGATGGCAATATAATCACAGATGTCTGTTGTTTTGGCGTAAGCGTAGGCTTTGACATTTAAAGTCCCTCCATTCTCTATAAATAGTTAGTGTAGGGAGAAAAGGTTTAATCTTCTTTCTTTGCCTTTTTAGTGGTGGTACGTCGTTTTCTAGTTGTCTTTTTGGCAGTAGTCTTTTTCTTTGTTTCTTGCTCTGCTTTAAGTTTGGCTTCCTGCTCTGCCTTTAACTTTGCTTCCTGTTCAGCCTTTAATTTCGCTTCTCGCTGAGCCTTGAGTTTAGCCTCTTGCTCTGCTTTTAATTTGGCTTCTTGTTCTGCCTTGAGTCTGGCTTCTTCAAGTCTCTTTGCCTCTAACTCCTCTTCCGTGGGAATTCCCAATATCTTTCTTCCTAGTTTCCAACGATCCGGACGAACATTCTTAAACTTTGGATTAAACATAGTTCTTCTTTTTTTGCCCATTATATACTCCTTTTTGATATAATAAGTAGTGTTTTATACAAAAAAACCCCCAATCCGAAGAAAGGGGGGTTTATGCAAATTTCAGTTTTTGCCGTATTATGCAATAGCCCAGCCTGCACTTTCAATTGCATGCCAGTTAGTGCCATCAGAAACTAAAACCAAAATTCTTCCGTTAGCATCAGAAGTTAAAGTTGAGCCGCCGGCGAATGATGCTGGAGTGACAATACAGTCTGCGGCGTTTGCACGAGTCGCATGAACAATGATTTTAATCTGCCCAGCGTTACCAGCAGCAAGACTAAAGTGTGTCTTACTGGTGTCAGTAGCACACAATGACATTGGAATTGTTGCTGACAGTGCAGTTGCGCCGCCACTATTAGCACCACCTTCTTGTGACGCCTCTACGGCAACACGAAGATCATTGAGTGTTGTTCCACCCAATACTATTTCTCTCTTTAAGTTTTCTACTAAGGCTTCCATTCTTGCAAGCCCGATTCTCTTTGTACCCATGTTAAGATCCCTCCTTTTGTAATCATGATCCTGTATTAGTTTATTTCAGTAATACTAGGAGGTAGATCGATGTCTACCCAATAACTTGGTTGAACTTTTCGTTCATCTATAAGTAGTTTGCTCAGGATCTAATGGCAATAAAAAACCCCCAACTCAAAGAGAAGGGGGCTTGGTGTGATTTAACGTCACTTACTCAATCAAAGATTAAGCACCGGTAGAGCCAGCCTCACCTAAAAGTCCACGGCAAATAACGAGTCCGTACATATCAGGGCGAACCATTTTCTTCGCATAGCGAGTCATGACGCCTTTTCTAGGTACGAAGTCCTCTGTACCGAAGATGGTAGGAGTGACTTGTAGTGGCACGTAAGGAGCATACACATATCCACTTTCGAGGAATGAGTTACCTTTACGTCCAACCAAGATTACGTTACGTGGGAAGTATGGATCAACCATAACGTCAAACTTCTTAGAGATAGAACCAACGTTCACAGCACCAACAGTACCTTTATCATCAGCATGTGAGATATTAGCACGGAAGCCAGAAGTGAATTCCAAGATGTTTGCAACTTCAGGGCCGCAAACTAAGAAGTTAGCACCGCCACGCAATGTCTTTCTGTGGATCTGAGCAGATACGTCATTGATGGTTTCGATCAAAGTCTCATACCATTCAGACACTGTACCAGTGAAGTCAGGAGCAGCAGAAGAAGCACCAATTTCAGCACCAGTTTCTCTGTTCACAAACAAACCGGGAGAACGACTCCAGTAATAAGTAGCAGCCTTAGCGCCGCCAATAAGATCACCAAGAATCTCACGATCCAATTCAAGAGCGATTTGCTCAGAAAGGATAGAAGTCAACTCAACCTCAGCATCCAAGTTGTGGTAAGCGTTCAAGTCTTGTCCTAATTCGGGACTCCACTTTGCTTTCAACTTTTTGGTTTGTGCTGTTACACTGATTGAGTCTACTTTGATTTCGATCTCTGGGATTCTTTCTGAGTTTTCAAGTCCCCAACTAGTTGTAGGAACAACAGATCCGAGTGCAGTGGCAGTTCCACCGAAGTTATCAGCCATTCTATAACTGTGAGAAATGCTAGCATGATCATTGTATACAGAACCTTCTGATGTAGAAGAAGTAAAGAAAAGAAGAGCATGTGCTTGGGCAGTACCAGACAAGCGAGTCAATCTTTTTACTTGTCTAAGAGCAGTGCCGTTAGAACCATTAGTTCCAAGCAAACCGTGCTCTGCACTAGCGCTGTCAATTGCAACGATATGGCGAATGCCTCTTTCTGAATCGTCAACTTGTGGAAGTTCACTAAGTGTAAGTTTATAAACTGTAATGTGAGTACCAGAAGCGATATCTGGATCAAACTGAATAAGTTTATCCATGGCTCCACCGTCGCCTGCTTGCCCAGAGACTTCATGAGCAACAGTTACATTAGAACCGGTTACAGAACCAGTTGGGCTAGAATAACCAGACTGAAAGCCGTATGGCTGAACATCTTCATCAATGTTCACACCACCAGTCAACTGGCTACCCAATACTCCTTGCCCATAGATTGAAGCAGATGCTTCATATCCAAGACGATCTGTTCCAACAGTATCACTTGCTCCAGAACCATGGAATTTAAAATCCAAGAAGAAGATCAGCCCAGATGGCAAAGACATTGGCTGTACACTAACAAGATCGTTAGCGATAAGTGAGCCGAATACACGACGCACGATAGGGAAAGCAACAGCAGCGAAACCTTCAACATCACCTTGCGACATCAAAGAAGCCTCACGAAGCAGTTCCTTTGCTTGGTTCT